AATTTACTTTAATTAATAATTCCTACTAAGATGCAACTGAAACACCAGTTGTGCCAAAGGTAGGTACTGCACCATCAACATAGATACCAACTGCGGCTTGTGCCATTACAGTGTGGTCTACGGAAGTACAATTTTTCAAGATAACAGAACCTTGTGTTTGAGCTGCTCCGAATCCGACTGCATGAGCCGGTGTAGCTGCACCAAGGGCATTACTCAAAAAGATAGAATCTTTTACAAGCAACATCCTTTCAACATCTGTAGCATTTGCACCATAGATTCTAACTGCTTCTGTTCCAGCCGCTTTCACTAAGAACAAGCAACTGTCGATAACATTATCCCGGCATTTCTTTCCGGAAACAATACCACCAGTCAAAAGCATGTTAGGTCTGATTTTGTCATCAGCTATGATGTTTGCGGTTGAGCCAAAAGTACAGTTCAACCATTGTGCAGAATCACCATTGTTGGCAACTTCTGCGGCTGCTGTTTCATCAAGGTCTGTGGATTTATAAAATTCACATCTTTGATAAATTGAGTATTCACCAGCTTCAACAACAGAATACAAACTTTCAGCTTTAGTATTTGAACTATCAAACTTAAAGCCTGTAAATGTATTGCCTACACCAGTATTTTGCATAACAGCCAAATCAGTTGCTGCGGTTGTTACACCCATTGTTACTCTAGCCCTAGCACCTATTCCAAAACCACTTCTCAAATCGCATCCAACAAAATGAAGTCTACTCTTTGTGATAGATAGCATTGAAGTCTGTACATGAGCCGCATAAGCAGAAACCAAGATAACATCATGGTTGTTAGTTGTAGCAGCCGAATGAGCTGCACCAATAGAAGCAAAGGCTTCATCTGGTGATTTACCAGTGTTGTCATCGCTACCATTAGTTGGGTCAACATACCAAGTGTTACCAAAAACAGTGTACCCACCACCCAAAATTTCAGTTGGTAGGATTTTTGCCCCATATCTCAATGGTGGCATGTAATCTCTTGCGAGCATATTTTTCCTTTTAAATCTCAGTCTTTGGTCTAGCCAAGTAAACTGCGAAAAATAAATTTATAACTAAACTCCACTAATACCAGTAAGTACACCCTGACGTTTTGGATTCTCTGAAATCAACTGACCACCAAGGTAGATGTGACTGATAACTGCAGCCGCATTACTTGGAATAATCCAATCGCTCCATGAGAAGCCCAAACCTTGTACCTTTGAACCATAGTCATTACCAACAATATCCTGTGCAGAATATTTAATTGATTTTGTCATGGCCATTGGGTTAGCATAGAAGTTCAAGAAATTCTCATTCAAGAAGTATAGGTAACCAGAAGTACATTTTTCATCAGAAAGTACAGGGAAACCAGCATAGTACAAACCACTAAACCCTGTTCCAGCTTCAAAGTTTCCTTTAGGGATAACTGGTACATTCTTTACAATGCGTTCTTGTGGCTGTAGCAACTGTTCGTAATAGCCGAATACTGATTCGTCACAAAGACCAAGGGTAGGTTTTTGTTGACCAGATTTAACAGCATTTACGAGTGTTCGCATTTTAGCCAAAGATAGTGTACCACCAGATGCTGTTACTGTTGCATCAAGTGTTCCATAAGTAGCACGAGCCTGTTCACCATAAGTTGCCTTAGTTGAACCATCGTCTACTATATCTTGCAAGCCCATGAACTCTTTAGAATTGTCTGTATCAGTACCATAAAATAAAGCACCAATATCATCAGTCATATCTTGTGCAGAACTTGCCAATTCAACACTCATCAAATCAATAACCTTTGCATCAGTAGCATTTACTGATAACTCATCCAAAGGAAGGGAAGCGGTTATTTGGTAGTATTTAGGGTCAAACTTTATTTGAATCCTAGTGTTTGATGCGTTTGTTGGCAAAGTATCATACCCAGAAAATGCTTGACCAGTTGAGTTCTTTTGATACTTAACAGGCCATTTCATTTGTTCACCACTCCATTTTTTTGCGTTTGCAAGCATCCTTGTAGCAAACACGTTTCCGTCCAAGATAGTATCAACAACTTTCGCCATCATTTTATCTTGTGTGGTTGACGTAACTCTATTTCCGAAAGACATAGAAATTAAATTAGTTTATAATTCATGCCAACTGGAATTTCGTAAATCTTTTGATGTGTAGCTGTCTGTAGGCTTGTCTTCTGTTGGTGGTGTACCTGATACATCAGCAACTTTTTTACGAGCCTCGATTTTCTTTTTGTTTACAGGCTTTTTCTTAGATGCTTTCATGGCGTTCATGATAGTAAGTGCTTTACCTAAATCATAATTACCTTTTTCATCTGTTGGCCTATATTCAATAGCAGTTTTAATGAGTTCGTTTTTATCAAACTCATTACCTTCATCTTTCAGCTTTTGAACTTCGTCATCAACCCATTTTTCCCATTGGTTGACTTGTTCCTGTTGAGCCTTCTGTTTTTCTGAAACACTATTAATAACTTTGTCTTCTATTTCTTTTAGACGTTTGTTATCATAGCTTTCAAACTGCTTCCATCGTTCTTGGTCTTCACCAAAGATTCCTACAAACCAGTCTGGCGGTTGGGTGTCCTCTTTCGATTCCACCGCTTTAGTGTTGTTTTCTTTTAATTCAGAAAACCCTTTCTTTAACTCTTCAAGTTCACCTTTGAGTGTATTGTTTTCATCGGTGATTTGCTTGAACCGGGGATGTTTATGGAACGGAAGATTTTTTTCATTATCATCATCAGTATTATCAGATTCCTTCCCCTCTTCTTCTTTGGAATCATCATCGCCCTGATGCGATGGCGTATCTTCTTCTGGTTTGGTTTCCGGTTGCGAATCGGTAGTGCTTTCCTCACTATCATCTTCCGTTGCTGGTACTTCTTCTTCCGTTTCCTCATTAGGTTTTTCCTCTTGAGTTTCCGGAACAATAGCACCTTCACGATTGATGTTCGCAAAAATTTCTTCTAATTGTGGCATATTACGCAGGATTTAGTTTATAATCTCGCTCCGAGAACGAGTGCCTTTTAAAAGTATATTAAATTTTCTTCATGGCCTTGTAGGTGTCTTCAATCATTTCTTCAAAAGTCATTTCACCTTCTCTATACATATCAAGTCCTTCATCCATTACCATTCTTACAAGGCCACACTTAGCCTGTGCTTCTTTGTTGTATTTTTTATTAATTTGTTTAGCTTTCTTTTTTGCAGCCTTGCTTGGCATTTTCTCTAATTTTTTAGCAAGTGCCTGTTGCTGTTTCTTATAATCATCCATTGGTTCAATCATTTCTTCTTCCATATTATTATTTATAGTTTATAATTATTGAATAGGTACTTGGCTTAGCACGTCTTCCGGAACTTGCGGTGTTTGCTGTGGTACTGGTTGCCCTTGTGGCATAGGCTGTCCGGGAAGTTGTGGTTGTGCTTGTTCCATTCCAACAAATCCTTGTGGGTTTGTTTGCCATTCAATCAAACTCTTGGCCATTTCCTGTGGGTCTGGATAGTCAAGTGCTTCATAAAGACTTACCGGGTCAATCGCTCCACCACTCCACAAATCAACTGCTTCATTTCTCTTAGTTACACTATCCTTTGGAATCATTGAGCCTTCTTTCACACTAACTACTAGCTTCCGGTCTAAATCTTCATTACTGATTGAAACGTAATCAACCATGCCCCGGCTTCCAACAATACTAGCTACATGCTTGTCTGTGTAATAAACATAAATAAGCTGTAAAAACCAGTTGAATATTCTATCTGCCACTTGCTCCAAGAAGTCTGCTGGCATTGATGCCCGGTCTGTGTCTTGTCCTTTGGCTACAATCTTACCTCTAACAGTTGTTTCACTACTCATGCCTTGAAGTGAAGAACCTCTAACACCCATTATATTTCTAATCTCTTCCCGGCTATCAATCAAATTATTATATACAAAAGGTGGAAGTGCTGTACCCATCTGCCAACTAACCGCCCTACTAACATCACCGGCAACTAATACAGTACCACCATTTCTCAATGCTCTTGATACCTTCTTTGCATCTTCTTCACTAAAGTTATCAGATGATACAACCAAACCACCATTTACATTATCTGCGTTTCTGGTAATTTGTGTGCTTCTTTTAACAATGTTGTTCTGGTGTGAAATTGACTGTTCAATCAAACTTGTAACATCGTAAGGTCTTTTACCTAGATTATAAACTGACAAAGCTATGTAAGGAATCTGTGGTACGTTAAAATGATTCTTCCCCGGTACTGCAACCTCTTCTACAATTTCATTACCGAAATCATCAACTGTGGTTTGTTCCTCTGTGGTTTCGTAATTCCAATGGGGATTCTTAATCTTGTCTAGCACCTCATTACCCATTGTCCAAAACATGTACTTCGGTGTCCACCACTCAATGTATCTTAGCTTTGTGCCATCATTACCTTTTGTGAGTTCGTTAATATCTTTTGACTTGGATGGAAAACGCAACTTCATTTCACCGGCTGTGCTTTTTATCTTCTCACCTAAATAAGCACCCATATAAATACCACGTTCATCAATAGTTCCTTCCGGGTCAAGAATAATCCGTTGCGGTCTAACCACAACCATATCAATTTCATTCTCTTCAAAGTTCCACCCAACTTTAATAAATCCTCTGCGGTACATCATCCAGTTACGAGCAGCACTTCTTAGCTTAATCCTAAGTCCAAGAATATCTGACAAGTAAACAAGCATGGTCTTTACCTGTTTCGATAAAGCAACACCCTCTGGTGAGTTGTCTGCTAATACTGTTGGTTCAGGATTTTGTCTTGTGATTATTGGTAGTAATGTTTCGACTGATTCAAAAATTACATTGTCTATTGGGTCTGTGACATTTACAATAGTTTCCTTTGACAAATCACCCTTCCAGTAGTTCTCGTTTTTTTCTTCAATGTCTTTTAAATATCCGTCATAGTGTTCTTTCCATTCCTTTTCCAAAAGGTTTTTGGTTTTAATAAGGGTTTCATTATCCTTATTAAGTTTCAGTTCCGGAATTTCATCACTAATAACACCTTCTTGTTGCTCTTCAAGTTCTTCTGTATTTACCTTATTAATTGGCTTAATAAAGCTGTTAATTGTATCTAAGAATCCCATATTATATAAAATAAAAAAACACGTCTAAAAATATACGTGTTTCCTAATCACTTATGATGTTATTATAGCACAATTTTGGCAATTTAACAATAAATAGACTAAGGATAAGTTAATCTTACCCACTACGAGAAATATACTAAGGGCTTTTATCCGGCTATGGAAAAAGTTAGTACCCATAATGAAGGGTTAAAGTTACAAAACGAATTGTAAAAAGTTGTAGCGGTGGGATAGGTAGGTAGTTACCCTTGCCCCAATTTTTCCCACCTTAGTCTATTATAATTGTTCTTTTAGTTGGCTTGGCCGGTACTGTGCCATCTGGTGCAATCTCTGGTGCTGTCTTCATTTCTATTGGTTCACCATCATAAACTTTACTTTCGCCCACACCTCTCTTATCCATTCCTATTCTCCAAAAAGCTGTTGCATGAACCCAATGGTCATTACCTGTAGATGTTAGCCATTGAAATACTGGTGTGCCATTCTTTTCTTCTGTCATTTTGTATAGACTATCCCAATGTTTGTAATACTCATACCAATCACCTTGCGTTCCCTGTAGTGGTATTTTCTCATCTACGAACTCATCAATCAATAGCTGTAGCAATCTATTCCTATCTGCAAGCACATTACCAAACTCCTTTTTCTCTCCCCATCTGATAATCTGCATAGTCTTCCTATCTTGCACATAATGGCAAAGGAAAACCCGGCCGGGAAATTCCTCACGAATCTTGCGTGGCTCTGTAATATCTGGCATGGCATCAATAACCGCTATACTCTTTGGGAATCTTTTTAGTAGCTTTCTTATATCATCCCAATCTTTAGTTTTATCATAATAAAATATACCTTGCCGGTTACCAACTACATAATGCTTTATGTTTCCAACATCAACACCAATCACCACATCTTCTTGTTCATTTATGGTTGCGGTTAGATTCCTGTAAATTACATCCGGGGTAACTTTATTATTTGTTCCAACATAAGGAAGTCCAAGAACAAAGTTATAAAAAAACTCTTCGCTCTTTGATTTATAATCTTTAACAATCTTTTCAGCATCAACCCAACTAGCCATCATCAGGTTAATCCAGTAACCGCTAAATTCCTTGTTCTTATACTTCTTTACCCATTGTCCGTTCTTCCTGTCTTTGTGTGACAATGGTTTTTTACAATGCTTGCAGATGTATTGGTTCGTATTCAAGTCAATGTTCATTTTCAATGGGTCTTCTAAACTCCATTCAAGATACTGGTGTTTGTTACACCGGGAGCATTTTACAAACCAATGCTTTTGGTCACTATCCTTCCAATGCCTTGCTACTCCATTTCCCAACACACTTGGGTTACTAAAATACCACTGCCATTGTAAGTCCGAGTGCTGTAGTCTTGAAGAATACTGGTCAAGAACTCTCTGGTCTGACCGGTCAACCTCATCATGCACGTTTAAAGAACTACTAACCATCAATGCTTGCCGGGAAGAGAATGTACCACGATAATAAATCAAACTATCTCCTACCCTCTTCTGTTCTATAGTATCTCTATCTTTTACGAACTCTTGAAATATAGGATTCTGCCCTATAATACGATTTACCTTACCACCAACAAAATCAACTACATCTTGTGCAGTTGGCAATGTGTAGATAATATCAATGCCCTTATGCTTAGCAAGCCATAATGTTTTAATTATGGCTGCTGTTGAAAATCCTATTTGTGCTGCTTTGTAGATAACTTGCTTTGGTGATATATCTTCGTAAACATCCCAAAGGAAACTATGGTCATGGAAATCTAATTTAATCCCCAACTCATTCTTGATATTATACTTCTCTAAAAAGATGTGTACGTTGCGTGATGTTAAGTCCATTTCTAGTTTGTAACCCCACCAACCGGCGGTCTAACTTCACCAAAGATATTATCATAGTTATCTTTGGCTACTTCCGGGTTAATGAGCATTTTGATTATTCTATTTAGATTTGCCTTTTCTTGTTTTATTAGTTCCATTTCTTCAACTAATTGATAGTAACTATTCCTATAAGTACTATTTCCTTGAATACTATTGCCATATCGATTGATTCCCATCATCTTATCATGGTATGCAAGGTCATTTAGCTTAGCAATTTTCTTACCTTGCTCTTCAATAGTTTGTTCTAGTTCTTTAATTGTTTCCCCCATATCTTTACCTGTTGTACCCATACTATTTCTTTTCAGGAGTAATAATTTCACTCTCTGGTTTCTTGTAAATCACGTTTACTATTGACCTTGTTTGGCCACCTTGAATTATTGTAACCGGGTCTAGTACACAATTATTGTCTGTTAGTAATTTAGCAACCTTGTCACTAACTTCTTTTTCAATCTTTTGTGATTCGGTTAGTACC